GTGGCAGGCCACGCGGGAAATCGGCACGTCCAAAAAGATTCCTTGCGGGGGGCATTTGCAGGGGTATTCACGGCTTTTTCTTACTTTTCTTATTCTTTGCGCGCCTTTTCTCCACGATCTCGCGCTCGGTCTTAGCAAATTGCCCGGTAAAGTTACCCAGGGCATCGGGCGTGAACTGCTCACGCATTACTCGAGCCCGCTTGTGTATCGCTTGCTTACTTACGTCGTACATCTTGGCGATGTCAGGCGCAGGCAGGCAGCCGGGTAGGTCTAGCGCCCAGGCTACGAGGCAGACGTGCCGGCGCAGATTGAAGTCGTCGGTCAAGGCCAGCGCGTCGATGAATGATTTCAGCATGGCTCCGACGTGTTCGCGACTGATGAACGAATCCGTCTCGGTGCGTTGCTCCTGCTCGTTGGAGTTCCAGATGCGGCGCCACGGTTGCACCTCAAGGACGCGGCGAGGCTGTACCATATCGCGGTAGGGAAGCACGCCAGCGTCTCGCAGCTTGTTCTGCTTGTCCTTGGGCAGGGAGAAGAACCAGGCATCAAACGACTTAGCGTCCGCGTGCGGCGCCTGTAGGTCGTGCAAAGGTTTTGCCATCTAGTCTCGATAACACGGGCAACCGTCAAAGAATCAAAGAGCAAGTCTTGCACCTAGGTTAGATACTAGGCCCGCGACAGTCTCCCCGCGACAGTCTCCGCCATTGTCCATCGAGTCCAAAAGCGATGATGCCATGACGACGCATCCGGTAGATCAGGGAGGTGACCTTGCCGCTGTAGGTCAGGTCTCGGGCGATATGTTCTCTCAGCTCATGGGTGCTAAGGACGGCCGGCCAATGGGCGATGGCTTCGCTGATCGCGTCATTCTTGTCTCTCTTCTTCCTTGATGCCTCTTGTGTGGCTGCCTTGCGGGCGGCCTCCATGTGGTCAGGCATGGTCTTCCAGGCTTCGAGGCGTATCCTAGTCCAGCGTCTCTTGACGGATAGGAAGCGGAGTTGTCGGTCGGTCAGCCGGCGCTTAGGACGGCCGGGTAGGTCGGGTTGGTTCATGGGGCTTAGGGTGTCGTCAGTCGGCTCATCAAACGGGCACCCCAAGCGTCAGCGTTAAGGGGTCGCCCTTTGACCTTACTGTATTCTTTGTAAGGACGGATGTTGAGTAGGACCTTGATAGGGGGGTGCAGGGGGTGTTTGGCATAGGGTCGGAGGTTAGGGGTACGGGTGTTGACCCTTACTCCACGTTAAAACGCCTTGGCGACCCCTTGGCGGGGCTGGAATCGGCACGTCCTTGGGAGGGTCTGGTCGCCGTTTGGGTGGCGGTGACTTCCTCGGGGACGGCGTACTCCCATCGGACGACCCCTTTCTGGCGGGCGTGGCGGATGGTGATCTCGTTGGCGAACTGGTCGGCGTGGTCCTTGAGGCCGGCACGGCCACGGCGCTTAGTCAGGGCGAACTTGAAGATGGGTTCGTCGCCTTGGCAGCGCTGGAGGCACGCAACCTCCCTCGCCCAGTTCGTGAGTTCCGAACTCCCGCTCCCAGCGTATGCCAGGTCGGAAACGGTCTGGCCTTCCTTGTCCTTGGCTGAGCGGGGCTTCGTGGTATGGTGGACGGCCATGAAGACGGCACCTGTCTCTTCGAGGACAGGGTTGATGCCGTGGCGGAGGAACTCGGTCATCTGGCGCTGATCGGAGACCTCGATGCCGCAGAAGGACATGAGAGGGTCGCAAGTGAACCAGTCGGCGTTATGCCGGACGATGAGCTCTTTCATGCGCTCGATGAAGGCGGGGCCGACTGACCGGGTGTCGCGGTAGATGTGGAGGTTCTCTTCGAGGAGGCGCTCTTCGTCAGGGTAGAGCATCATGCCGTCGGTGATGGACTGGAAGGCCTCGGCCACGTCCCCAGAATCGTTCTCGGCCTGAGCCAGGACTACTCGAAGCGGACGCTTAGGCGTGATGCCGAAGAACTGGCGGCCGATGGCCAGAGAGATAAGCAGCTGAAGTGTGAAGGACGACTTGCCCACGCCTGACTGCGAGACGAGGAGCAGTGAGCCGCCCTTGCAGAGCCAGCGGTTCCCGATGAGGCAGGAAGGGTCTTTGGCCGAATCAAATGCCCGGAGAGATGAAAGGGGCATGGCCTCGGCTGTGTCGCGGGTGGTCGTGCGTCCCTTGGCGGCCTTGAGGGAGCCTTCAGTGAAAGCGATGAGGGACTCGGGGTCGGCGCTGTCTTCTTGCGCGTGCTCGAGTAGACGCGATGCCGTGAGGCTGATCTGACGGAGGGCGGCCTTGCGCTTGATGAGGTCAGCCCAACCAGGGTTAAGGGCGGACGAGGCGACGACCGTGGTCAGGTCGGAGATGAAGTGGGCTTCGACCGGCGACTTGGCTTCGCGTAGGCGCTGCGTGACGACGAGCTCGTCAGGAGAGACGCCGGCCTCGGTGGAGCGGAGGATGGCTGCGGCGATATCGGCGTGCTTAGGTTCGTGGAAGTCCGAAGGGATAAGGCCGTCGGGAAGTGGCAGGGCGTCGCGTAGGAGTACGCCGAGGAGGTGGCGTTCCGCGTCGAGGGCGGCTGGTAGAGGCATAGGAGGGAGGTGGGGTTGTGCCGATGTGCGTCGGCGTGGTCAAATGTTTTAACGCTTACGAGGTGGCGGTCCGTAATGGTCAATGGCGCGGAGTCTGCCGCCTTTGCCGGTCAGGATGCGGTAACGGGCTTTGACTAGGACGCCCATCTTCAAGGCCTTGGCGATGTACATGCCAGCGGTATGCGAGGCCTTCACTTGCCACTTGGCCGCCCACTGATCGCGGGTGAGGAAGCCCTTGGGAGGTTTGACGGCGCTTCGGTTTATCTCGGCCATGACGGCCAAGAGGATAGGGTCGTTCCCTACCCGGGTATAGAGCATCCTCTTGCGAGATATGGTCATCGCTTTGCGGGGGTGAAGGTCTTCAGGTCTTTCGTCCAGATCCATTGATTACCCATCTTGTGGACAAGCCACGCCTTGTACTCGCCCCCGGCGGTCACGAAGCCCGCGACAAATCCTGAGCCCCAACGGGCGGTGGCTAGGCGGTGAGCGCTGTAGGTCATCTCGTCTTTACGGCATAGGCATCCAGCTGAGAAGGCGTTGCCGCCCCCGTGCTTGGTCAAGGCGACGCTTGCGAGGTTGTGAGTATGCCCATGGATGAGAGCGCCGCCATAGGGGGCGTAGTGAAGACCCTGCACGACCGTGGCGTTGGCTCCGTGGGCGTAGCCGTGAATCATCGCCACTGGGCCGAGACGGTAGACGCCCTTGTCGGCGTGGTAGGGCAGGATAACTTTAGCGCCGCACTTGCGGGCGTGGGCGTTGACGTGATCCTTCACGCCTTGGCAGTAGTCCCGTACCAGGGCAGAGCCAGCACCTTGCGCGGCGTCGAGGCGGTGCTCGTGATTGCCCCAGAGCCATACGCTGGGACGCCAGCGCGTAAAGAAATCCTTACCTTCATCTAGGTCAGCCTGGAGAGACTCAGCGCCTTCCTTATCCGTGCCGACGCCTTTGCGCAGGGAGCGGAAGTCGTACTGATCTCCGCCGGCAATCTTCAGGACGCTGTTCCCGCCGAAGTCCTTAGTGAACTCCATGAGTGCGGCCAAGGCCTCGGGGTCAGCCATGTCCCCGTGACTATCAGAAGCGAAGATGAACTTGGTGAGCTTGCTCATAGTTTGTATTTGGTTTCGAGTTTGTCGCGCATCAACCGCGCCTTGGTAATGTCCGTTGATAATTTAGTGAAGATATTCAAGGCCTCGGTTCTTACGCGAAAATAATACAGACCCTTGTGCTTCATCAAGCGCCTGTTGGGTCTGTCCTTGGTTGTACGGTGGCCCATTCTGTTTAGGGCGCATCTGATTGAGTTAGGATTGACTCCACGCTCAGAGGCAAATGACTTTAAGGTCAACTCGCTTTGAAGGTAATCCTTTGCAGCGCTAACAGCGCAGCCGTGGTCAGATCGGCACAAACCTGTCATCCTAATTTTAAGCTGAGAGCGCACGCATTTGACGCTTCCAGGGGTTACGCCAAAAAGTTCGGCTGCCTCTTCGTCGGTGGCCTGATTATCTAGGCAATAAAAAGCGGCGTCTCTAGCCCTTCCACCTTTAGGAACTTGAGTGCTCATACCTTAAGCCGGTGTTGAGTGGGTGCGTGACGGGTGACGTCGTACTGCTTGAGCAGCTCGTCGCGGCGGTGGCGGGCCGTGATCAGGTTCTCGCCCAGGGTCTCGCGGATATCCAAGCCGTCCTTGCGTAGGCGGAAGTAATACAGGTTACCGAGTTTCTGCATGTTGCGGTTAGGGCTTACCGGGCGCTGATAGGCAGGCCGCTCAGAGATGCCGTACTTCATGTTCGATGAGCATGATGCGAGGAAGTCGGCGCGCTCGCGAGAGATTCCAATCCGTGCCGCCCAAGCGTAGTCTTCCTCGGTGAGTTTACGCGGCTCGGGCTTGTTGCTCATAGGTTCCAGTTGAGGGCCAGATGTCGCCCTTCCTGCATGATCTGCTGACGGGAGTTAGGCGCGAAGACGTACTCCTGGTCGAAACTGTGCTCGGCCTTTAGTTCGCAGATGCTGTCGAGCTCTTCGTCGTTGGCGGGGCCGACGCCGGCGGTGGAGACGAAGACCGTGCGAACTTTCCAGCCACGCTCCCACAATATATCCTGACAGGTGCGAACCTCGTTAAGATATCTTAGATCACTGCACACAACAGTTTCGGGGGCAATCTCCCCGGGCGTCATCTGGATGGGGGCGAAGTGGGCGAGGTTCTCGGCGAAGACGCTAGGGTTGAGGGAGCGGGCAAATTTGCCAAGGGTCACCAGCACGTCCCGATGTTTCACTTTGAAGGGCTCCGAATGGAAGTCGCCTTCTAGGTTAAGCCCCCAGAGAAAGTCATTGGATGCGTCCTTGAGGTGGTCCGCGAAGTTGGTCTTCCGCGAGGGACGCTTTGCCCATTCGAGGATGCCGGAGGCGAGGCAATCTTTACCTGCCCGGGCGAACCCCGAGATCAGGACGAGAGTCGGGGCGGCCATGGTGGTCATTCGGCGGAGGCCTGGGCGGCGCGTGCTCGCTTGGCGAGTTTGGCGGCGATACGAACCTGCCTTGCCGAGATGCCGAGTTTGCGGCGGATGCGGCGATGGGACAGGTCAGGCGCCTTGATGAGCGCCTCCATGATGCCAAGCCGCAGCTTGAGACGGTTGTCCATCAGAACGGAGGGTTGGCTTCGTCGATGGCGGGGCGGTCGTTGACGACGGGCTTCTGGGAGCCCTTGGGGTAGGTAAGGCTGTAGCCGTATTTCTTGCGGCCGCTGGCGCTGACGCCCTTGTCGGTCACCTCGACGCCGATCAGGCAGGTCTGGAGAAAGGCCGGACGCATGAACTCGATGAACTCGGCCTCGGAGCAGTCCATGCGCAGCAGGTCCTTGTCTTCAGCCCAGCCGCCGTTGAACTTGGCGCGCAGGAGATTCAGCGCCTTGGGGCTCTTGCTGGTGAACCGCTTGTTAAGGCAGTTACCTTTGTCGTCCTGAAAGTGGACCATGTAGTAGATGCAACCGTTAGGTTCCTTGGTATCAAAGTCCGTGTCCGGGTAGAACTTGCCGAACTTCATCGGGAATAGTTTGAGCTTGTAGGTGCCACTGACAGAGATGTCCGTGAGCGTTTTCTTTTCGTTGTTGGGTTCCATGTTAGGCGAAGTTGATAGGGGTGGCTGCGGAGGTCGGGGCGTTGAGGTCGATGGTCTGGACTTCGTCAGAGTAGCCGGGCCACTCGCCCAGGGCGGTGCAAGACTTGTACAGGGTGACGGCCTTCTCGAAGTCAGCGACAGCGTAGGAGGTCAGTTCGGGGCCGAGCTCATAGACGGCCGTGGCCATGGTTTCCTTCTCGACGCATGCGAAACGGAAGCCGCGTGGGCGTTCCTTGGTCTCGATTTCGTAGACCGTGCGGTAGAAGTGTTGCTGTAAATTATAGCGGTATTGACGCACGGCGGCGAGCCAGCCCTTCGGTGAGGCATCAAGGCACGTTTTCAGGTCCCAGATATAGCCGTCTTCGGAGACTAGGTCGATGGCCGACTTCAGGGGACAGCCGCAGTAGTCCACGGTATACATGACTTCTGCCTTCACGATGGTGACCTTGTGGCGAGCGAGCAGATCGCGAGCGGCCGTGGCGATGCGTTCAACCTGGAGCGCGTCCTCAGCCTTGAGGATGGTCTTGCCTTCGTTGAGGGTGGCGAACTCGGCCCAGGCGGCTTTGCCGGAGGACGTGCGGCGGTCGATGCCTTCGGGGGCGGTGGCGTAGAGGCCATCGTAGAGCTCAGGCTGGAGCACGGCGCAATGAGTGGCCGAGCCGAGCGTCAGAGCCGGGGTGACCTCGCGGTCCTGGCTAAGGTAGTGCCGGTAGTGGAGGCCGGACTTAATCAGTTCTTTCGCCCCGCTGTAGTTAAGTGCGGCTGTGGCGTCGTAGGTTTTGCGGTCTGGGATTTGCATGTGCGTTTTGGGTTGGGAAATTAGAGGGCGTCGTCTTCTGGCGGGGACTCTTCCTCGACGTGGGCTGATAGTCGATTGCAAATGTCGAGCGCGTGATCGGCGGCGAGGGCGATGCGGTCGAGTTGGTTGCGGGCGACGCGCTCATGTGCGATGATGACCTTGATGCGGTCGTAGAGGGGCTTGATGTGGTAGGCCTCCTCGATGCCCTCCATGTCAAGGTCGTGGGCTTCGGTCTTGGCGGCGTCAACGGCGTCCTCGAGCTTGGCGGCATCGGAGACGAGTTCGGAGGAAGACGAGGAACGCATGGTGGCGAGTTCCCCGGTAAGCTGCGTGAGGAGGTTCCTCAGGTAGTCGCGGTTGGTCATTTGATGAGGTGAAGTTCTTTGATTTCGCCGTTGGGCGCCGATGTGAAGAAGCGGACCTGAGAGCGCTGAAGGGACGGGAAGGTCCTGCGCTTCCATGCGTTCAGGTCGGTCGTGAAGTCGGCGGACTTGCGGGCGGTAAATTCGACGTAAGGGAAACCGTCGAGCAGGAGAAGGAGGGCGTATTGCTTTGAGACGGTGGCGGCCACCTTCTCGATGCCTTTGGGCAGGTCGCTCATTTTGCTTTCCGTATTTCCAGCCATTGGTTGATGCTAGGCGGGAGAGGGTCGTTGCCGAGGAACTTACGGCCGAGTGCGGTATAATGAAAGGCAAGCAGATCGCCGGCCTCGCGGAGGCGCCTGTTCTCTCCCTGTAGTTCGGCGATGCGCTGCACGAGTTTGGCCTCGACTGGGATAGCCTTCATGCGCTGCATGCGGGACATGTCGGCGACCCTTTCCTCCAGGGCCTTGATTCGGTTCTCGTAGTAGCTCATTGGTTGGTCTTGGCTTGCTTCCACTTGGCGACGGTGGAGGCCATAACGGCGCGGGAGATCTGGCAGGTGATCATGTCGGAGCCGAGGATGTCTTCCATCACCCGGGCAAGTTCGTTGCCAGCGTAGCGGATGGACTGGATGGTCTGAGCCTGGTTGTCGCAGCGCTTCTCGGCGTCACGGCAGGCCTCAGCCCAGAAGGCTTCATTGCCCTCAACCATGGTTGCGAGCCTCCTGCCAGTCTTCCACGGCATCGACGAGTTCTTCGGGGCTTACGCGGTTAGCGTGGCGCACGCAGTACCAGATGGCGTCGCCGGCCTCACGCATGCCTTCAAGGCGTTCCTCGAGCTGCTTGATGCGGGCGTTGGCGGCGATCAGTTCGTTCTTGGTGTGGGCGTTGGCGATGGCGTTGTTGAGGAAGGCCATCGGGTCGAGCGGGTCGTTGGGGTTGCTCATCGGCGGATGACGTTAAGGAACGCGGTCTGGTTTGCGTTGATCATGGCCACATGGTCGGGGCTCAGCTCGGCGAGCGGCTGACCTTCCTTGAGCCAGCCCTTTCCGACGACGTAGGCCTGCGCCTTGAGGAGGAGATCGGTGGGGATGAAGTTCGTCCAGGCCTTGGGGAAGTTAGAGGAGGCTACCGGGCGGGAGGCCGCAGCGCCGTCGTCATCAGTGTCCACGCTGATGCCTGACAAAGTCGAGGCGGTCATGCGCCTTAGATAGGTTACCTTCGAGCTGATCTGCTGGTCGTTCATACCAGTTGCCGCAAGGAGGATGGCCTTGGGTTCCTTGGGAAGGGTCTCCCCGGTTGGGCCGTGCATGATGTAGGACAGGATGCCGACCTTACCTTCTTCGCCGACGACGTACTGTACTAAAGCACAATCGTGTTCGGCAAGAATGGGTTTGATGGCATCGAGCAGAGCGTCGAGTTTGACGTACTTAGCTTTAAAGGCCGGGTTGATTGCGTTGGCCTTGACGTTGTCGAGGGCCGCGAGGGCTTTGACGAACGCCCAGGAGGCGGTTGTGGGAGCGGTGTCTTTAGGCATAGGAAAAAGGGAGGTCAGTCTTTGTTGATCAGGTCGCGGATGTCGTCCTTGCCGATGGACTCCTTGAGCACGGCGAGGGAGACCTGACGAAGCTTGCCATCGACGACCAGGTTGTAAGCGGGGCCGGCGGCCTTGATGGTCTTGGTGAGGGGCTTGGCGACAACGCCGTCAGGGAGCAGGATGTAGCGCGTGCCCGGGATGACCGCGTAGAGCTTCATCTCAGGGGCGTTGGTTGGGTTGGGTTTCTTCATAATGGGAAAGGTTAGTTGATGGCGCCACGCTGGGCGGCGTCGTAAAGCAGGACGGCGTCTGCGTTCCAGAGCGTGATATCGAGGCGGCTTCCGTAGAGTTCCAGCGCACGAGCCTTGAGGTGGTTCTTCCAGCCCTTGCCGTGGTCCTTCTTCTTGCCCAGGGAGTGAGCGGCCTGCCACGCTTGGGGCTTCACGCGGTGAATCTTCCAGCCCATGGCGACGGCGGCGCCGTAGATCATGCCGTAGTTCTGGGCGAGGCGGGCGATGGAAGCGGCAGGAATCTTCGGACCGTAGCCGGCGACGCTCGGCTCTTCGAGAAAGAGCTCTACGTCCTTAGCCTTGAGAGACACGTCGGCGATATACTGACAGACCTCCACGTCGGTCGGAGGCATCTTATCTGCGTAGATCTCAGGCTCGCCGGTCTTCGACCAGACGATGCCCCCGCTCTGACCTGGGTCTACTGCGATAAGGATATGCGCCACGGTCAAAGGTTCTGGGGATGGTCACCGATTGCGCGAGTCAAATAAATTAGCGACGCGTAGGGCGTAGTCGTTCGGGGCAAAGTGGTAGGACTTGGCGCCTTCGTAGCCACGGTTCCAAGCCAGGGCTAACTGCTCAGGGGTGGGGGTCGAGTAGCCGTCAGCCTTGAAGCGCTGCCGAAGGATGCGAAGGTGGGCCGCCGCGATCATGTCCTGGGCGGTGACGTTGCGCCACTGAGACCACTGATAGTGGAAGTGCTTCTCAGACTCCAGCAGGGCACAGGCGTCGTCCCACGCGGCCTTGCCGACCTGATACATCCCACGCTCTCCTGCCTTGCCAATGGCTTTGCGGTTTTGGCCGGACTCGACCTGAGCGATGGCCTCAAGGAAGGTAGCGTCGGAGGCCGCAGCGGAGTTGAAGCCGAGGAGGAACAGGGCTACGATGGAGAAGGGGCGGGTCACGACTGCTTGCCCTCCTTGGCGGCGTTCCAGTCCTTCATCGAGCCCCACCATGCGTCATACTCAAAGTTGTCGGCCATTTCGTTACAGCCAATCTCAAGCATAGACTTGTAGAGGCCATCCCCAGCCTTGGTCAGCCGCTCGACCTCGGCCTTGAGCCGGGCGTTTTCGTCGTTCAGTTCGCCGATGCGGATCATCAGATTGGCTTCGACAGGGATTGCTTTCATGCGGTTCAGCATAGCCATCTCCTCAATACGGGCTTCCAGCGCCTTGATGCGGTCTTCGTAGTAGCTCATACGCGTCTCGGGACTTGTGATCCGGCGACCTCGAAGCCGTCGAGCTCGTAGGAGTATTGGATACCGACCCAGCCACCAGCGGCGACGTATGCCTGGAGCGATACCTTAGTGGCGCCGTCCTCGTGCAGGGCTTCGTGGTAGTGGGCGAGTATCTTCTTCACGTTGGTCGACGCGATGGCGGCCTTGGCCGAGATGATGTCCCCGGTCATGATGCGCTCGTTGACCTCGTAGATTTCGAGGATGAGGTTACGCATACCTTCGAGGTGCTGGAAGTTACTCATGGGGGTGGGCGTCGGGGGTGATGGCCGTGCCTCGAATGATGGCGTCGTCCTGATCGCGGACGCGCTGACGAAGCAGTCGGATGTCGGCGGCCTGCTGTTCGATGATGCCGCGCTGGATGTCGAGCAGGTCGTCGAGGCGGTCGGCGTAGGCCTTCATTGCGTTAGCGGCCCGGTGCAGTTCGCAGGCGTAAGCCCACGGGACAAGCCACCAGAAGGGCGGCTTTGAGTTCGGTCGGATGGTGATCATGTCGGTGTGGTGTGAGAGTGGGTCAGGCATTACTTGATGCGCTTGTAGGGGCCACGCTTCTTGAGGTTGACCCAAGTCGTGTTGGTGATGTCGAGCCACATCCGCAGGGTGCAGACGGTCGTCTCCAGGGCTTCGGCAGCGTCGGCCTGAGACTTGCCGGCGGCATTGAGCGCGGCGATCTGCGGGAGGATGGACTGAAGGCGTCGAGCGGCGTACTCGGCCATCGGACGTTTGAGAGGGAGGACGCGACCAGCGAAGGTCAGGCGGTCGGTGTATGGGTGGTGTGCGTTTGGCATGGTAGGGAAATTACTTGTCGCCTCGGATGCAGACGAGGGAAGGGTGGCGGAGGGACTCGTCAGGCGTGACGCAGTGGAAGGCGACCTCGGCGGTCTGGCCGATGAACTCAGAACGGCGAGCGAGCAGATCGCGGCGCACGGTGTCGGTCATGCCGGTGCCGACGCGCACGAAGCGACGGCCAAGGCGGACGACGATATGGCCGGCCATGTGAGCGCAACGGCCTTTGCCTTCGATGACGTCCACGATGACGGCGTCCACGGTGTCGGAGGCCTTCAGTTTCTGCCAAGCTGCGGAGCGGGTGCCGGTCATGTAGAGGGCGGCGGCGTCCTTGACCATCACGCCCTCGAAGCCCTGGGCGGTGAACTGACGGAAGGATTCCTCGGGGGATACGCCGACAAGGGAAGGCATCAGGAGAAGCGACGACGGCTTAGGCATGGCGGCCTCGAACATATCGGAAAGCAATTTGCGGCGGGCGCGCTGTTCCTTGTTGGCCATGGACGGGATATCGAAAACCCAGAGGCGGGCGTCGAGGGCGGGCTCGGACGACCTGATCTCGCCGACGTCATTGAAGAAGCCTTTGCCGGCGACGGCTTCGCAGTCGAGCATCCAGATGCCGCAGAAAGCGCCGAAGAGTTCGAGCACTTCGCCAGCTAGGTGGTCGAGGGATGGGATGGGGTTGCCACGGCGGGAGGCAAAGGTGACGCGGCGGTTGTTCAGGTCGGCGGTGACGATGACGCGGACGCCGTCCACCTTGGGCTCGCAGGTGAAGAAGGCCGGAGTCTCGCCGCAGTAGACCTTGGCGAGCATGGCGGTGTGGCGAGGGGCTTCTGAGCGGACGCGGGTCGAAGGGCGCACGTTGAAGAAGTCGATGTGGGAACGGATGCTCATGGTAATCAGCGGGCGTTGCGGTGGAGCTTGGCCTTGACGGGCTCGGCGCCGTTGATGGCACGGTAGAGTTCCGGGCCGCAGAAGGTGACGACGGCCAGCCAGCCGAAGATGATCAGGGCGATGAGGGTTTTCATGTGCGGGAGATTAGGCGCGAACGCGGGAGAATTCGTTCATCTGATTGACGAGGACGATATAGGAATCCTCGCAGTCGTTGACGGCGGCGTGCAATTGCTCGACCACTTCGGTCGGCGTGCCGTTGTTGTAGGCCTTGCGGACCTGGCGGATCGCGGCGTCGATGCGCTTACGGAAGGCGGCGCATTCGAGCTGCATGTTGCGGAGGGTGATGGCGTCGGAGGTAGTCATGTGCGGTTGTGCCCGATCACTCTCCTACAGTTTTATCATTCGGTCAAGGTCTTTTGTCAGCAACTTTGACGGGCATAGGGTGCCCTCCGGCGAGGGTACCGAGGCGACCGGCCTCAACCGACCCGGCGCATGGGCGGCTCCCGCGTGAAGCCTTGTAAGTCCCAGTCGCCGTTAAGGTCTGTTCTGGCACTAACTATGCCCCTAGGTGTCCGTCCGTCAAGGGGTATTAGACCCCTCTGGCTTGCCCTAGGAAGCCTTTTGACGGCGGGAGCGTAAGAAGACCGCCACCCCCACCCCTAGGCACCCCACAGCCAAGGCCCACCCAAGGTCGCGGACGGCCTTCAGCGCTAGGGTCGCAGCTGAGAGACCCTGCTCGACGGTGGCCGAGTCGGACTTGATGCCCGCGTCCGTGACGATCATGACCAG